GCTGCTTGTGCATAGTTGTGCTTTGCAGCTCCAATTCTTTGAGCCATCAATGCCCTTTTGCCATAATCTGTTGTTTCGGGAGCTACAAGTTGACCTAGAGTATCTCCATATGAAGAAACATAGTCGAACTCATCTGGATAATATTTATTGCCTGCAGGAACTACCCTTTTTAATTTAGTCATTTTCTCCCTCAGTGTTTATTGTTATGCTCCAAATGCAGCCATTAATGCAATGTCTCCACCTATGCCAGCAATTTGGGCATCCATTGAACGTGGATCGACTCCAGCCATTTTAAGTGCCAGCAGTCTTTGTATCTCCTGTTGCCTTCTTGCTGCTTCATTAATCCTATATCTACTCTCCATACCCTCAAATGCCTGACTGGGGCTTTGCCCCACCCCGGTTGCCGCAGTAAGACTGGCCTTATCCCCTGCATAACCTAAAATATCCCCCAGAGCCTCTTTTTTTGCTGCTGCTTTTGCATTAGTGATTATACTTGATTCCCCTCTCCTGGTAGGATCAGCTACTGCATATTCTTTTTTCGGAATTGCTTTCAGTAAAGTTCCCAATCGCTTTTCTTCTGCAATTCTTTTATCTCCAACCACCTTTTCATCAAACATGTCTCTTGACTTTTTGCTTGCTGCCAGGGCTTCTTCAGCTTCCAGCCTAGACTGCTGATTTGCGGCTCTTTGGGCATTAAGCCTGTCTCGATTAACTTGCTTACTTTTTTTATTCTTTGCATATACTTCATAACCCTTCAGGATTGCTGCAAGTATTGCTAATTCTGCTCCTCCCATATTATTTCTCCTTAATAGTATTTAGCTGATCCACTTGAAAAAGGATTGATTCCGCTTGATGGTGCAAGGTTGCTTTTCCTTTTTGTCCTTCTTACGTTATTATCCCTGCCTTCAATTTCTTCTCCTTCTGTTTCTTCTCCTTCTACATTCTCTGGATGACCTCCCCATTCATCAGGCTTCCCTTGTCCTTGATCATAGTCTTCACCAAACTCTTTCCTGAAGCCTTCAAAAAATTCGGGGATATAATCTGCATCATATTTATTGCCGCTTTCAAATCCTGATCCTCCAGTTAGGTCAAGGTCAAATCCAGGGTCTGTCCATTCATATGCATCAACTTTCTCTTTAGAATCAAGGGCATTAATTGCATCCATATTTTCCTGATACCATGTATCATAGGTAGCCTTCGCCTGTTTTTGATAGTCTTCTCCTAATTTATCCAGCCAGTCTTTCTGACCTGTTTGTGCTTCAGTAAGGGCATCAAATTCTCCTCCAGTAAAATACCCTCTATCCCCAATATCCATTTCAACACCTCTCTGAGCGGCTTCATACGCATCAGCAAGCTGCTGCTCATAAGCACTAACGTAAGCATCTCCTATATCTCCATGCTCATATTCAGCAATTCCTGAAAATTTTGTATCCCTATAATCCTGATTTATTGCATCTGCTCCGGCTTGAGTATAATGCATAGAGCCGTCCCAAGCCTTAAACTGGGGCTGAACATCGTGTTTCTCAATCAATTCATTAAATTCAGCTTCAGTCATAGGAGGAGGAGGTTGATCAGCACCCCCTTGCTCCTCATGGCGTGAAGGTTCTTCGTACCCAGGCTCACCATATTGCGGAGGTCTGTATCCAGGATCACGTTCTGGTCTATCATCCGTCCCATAATTCTCACCTTCAAAATCCTGGTAATCTGTGCTGCCTTGTTGATTGACATTGTCATACCAGTCCAGGTAATCCTGAATCTTTTTTAAGTCTGCTTGCTTTTCTTTAGCTTCTTCCTCTTTTTTCGCTGCCCATTCCCTTTCTCTTTTTGCTTTCTCTTCTGCCTCTTTCCTTTTTCTCTCCCTTGCCGCCCAATCATTACTACCACCATAATCACCGCCAGAAGCAGATTGATCCCTTGCCTCCTGTTCTCCTGCACTTCTATCCCCAGTATCACCTTCACTAAAGTCATTCAGGGAAGGTATCCTTTCACCCCTGTAATTAACAAATTCAAAAGGACGGCTGTTCATTTCCGCTAATGCTCTTATTTCCGGCCCTGAACCTGAAGGAAATCCTCTTTCCTTATCACGATTTTTAAGGGTGTTAAGTGCCGCAACCTCAAAATCAGTCAGGAGGGCAATCTGGTGTTTATTATCTACCCTACCTCTTCCTTTAGGCGGTAAGTTTTCTGGAAATTTCTGTGCCATATTATTCTCCTATATCATTCATGGTATGAAGCACTGGATGGTTTTATCCCTGAAATTAATTGATTAAAGTATGCTTTATCTTTCTTGAGAGCCTCAGATTCCTGACGCAAAAGGAAGCCTTTTAAAATTTTATCAAATACATCATGCATTGGTTTAAATTCCCCAGGATCAGTAGCCATCATTGATGATGTTATTGCCTGTGAAGCTGTTCCTGCAGGATCAGTAGATAATCCAATTTTATCTAAAGCATCACCTCTTGCCTTCAGTAAATTTCTCTGAACTTGTTTTGCTGCTTCATCACCTCTTTCAGCCGCTTTAACCTGGGCCTGTGCATAGGTCTTGTTCAAAAGTGCATTCTTATCCACTGCAGTAGAACTTCCTGACAACCCCTGTCTAGCCAGGGCTGCCCCCAAATCTTCTCTTGTATCCCTCCTTTGCTGCTTAATCCCTGAAATTGGATCATTCATTACATAGTTTGTGTACTTCCTCCTAATAGGATCACCATAGGCAAAGGCATCATCATCAAGGCCATAGGGAGCAAAAGTCTTATCAACTTCTGCTCTTGCCTTCTTCCTTTCCTCCCTGAGCCATGCCTGGTATTCGGCTTCAGCATCGGCAACATCTCCCCCTCCGTCATCACCACCACCAAATATGGTGTCAAGAAAATCTGTTACTATGTTCCCCATAATTACTCCTTATCCTGCTTCATTCAGTTCATAATGGACTGCACAGTTGCCCAATGTTGCTGCACCAGCTTTTGAATTGACCATTCTTAGTGCAATATGTGAAGAGGTAGAGGATAAACTCACTCTCCCCATTCCGTATGTTGCCTTATTGATTGTAGCTGCATCTTCATACTGGGTAATATCAGTTGGGTCTGTGCCAATTGAAATTGTCCAGTCTGAAGAACATACAGCATCCAGTCCTGTCCACATTTTAGTAGTTGCAGGCTTGCCTGCATCCAGGAAGGGGAGCTGGACTGTTACAGAACAATCGTCATATTCATTGTTTAGTTTTCCGCCAAGTGAATATATTTTATCCCCGGCTCTGCAAAGTAGTTCTGTTCCATCAAATGCCCAATCTGTAATTGGTTCAACATCTCCATTGGCATCCGTAAAACCATGTTCATAAACTGACCATGCTGAAATCTTAGAAGAGGGGAAGTAGGAAAAAACATAGACTTTAGCTCCCATCGCCAATAAGTACCTTCCGTCCCTTGGATCAACTACCCCTACGGCTGCTCTTGCCCCATCAGGATCAGCAGTTATCGCGTCAAGGATAATGGTATCTATGGGATTACCTATATCGCCCACATGGGCTGAATTTGAACTATCCCTGGCCCTCAGTGAACGGATACCTGACCTGGATAAATAAAAGACATCTGCATCACCAATTTCAACCACACTCTTTCCTGAGATTGTCCCGGTGTTATTTAAAATCTGTATCCTGGAATAATTATTTGGAGCTGGGTCAGTTTTCCAGATTTGAATAACATCCTGTCCAAAAACTGCAAGATTCTCAAAGTAGGGAGCAATTGCGACCAGTTCATCTGCACCTCTTGAATGGTTTGACAGTACCCTAAATCCTGCATTGCTTCCTGTCCAAACATCAGGCGTTCCATTGCCGTCCTCGTCAAGACCGCAATTATGCCATCTATCATCACTCAAGGCGTGCATCTGGTTATCGAATGCCCTGACAAATCCTCCTGCAATGTAAAAATTAGCTATACTCCCTCCTCCTGCAGTATTACCACCAGTAGTAACATATCCTGCAGTATCTAAAACCCCGGTTTTAGTTACAACCAGGGCTTTGCCAGAATAGGCAGAACCCTCATCTCTGGCAATGATATTTACCAGCCCATTATTTGATCCAACTCCTGTAGTAGCCTCCCATTCTGGATCAGTGTAAGTGCTGTTGATTTCGTCTGCAATTTTGGAGGCAGTATATTCGTGTGAAGTCTCCCAGAGAATAGGATTTGTAATAATTGATTCGCCATCAACAGTAATTTCTGTAATTGCATTATCAACTCCGCCTGTGAGTGTGCTTGATGAGAGTGTAGTCGTGAAATCCCCCTCAGTTGTACTGACAACTCCAAGTCCATTCTGGCTTGTCCCTTTTGTTGCGGCAGTAATTGTTACCACTGCATTTGATACTGTTGCAGTATAATTA